GATGTTCCATTCTTCACAACTCTAGTTGAGATAATGTTGATGGGGTTCAACTTAATCTCACCTTTTTTATAATCAATGGTTCCAATATTTCTTTTAACAATAACTGGTTGAGTATCTGAGTCTAATTTAAAGAGAAATACAGAACCTGTCTCTAAATCACTATTTGCTTGATCACCAAGATAAACTGTTCCACTAATACCACTAACTGTGAAACCAGAGGATTTGATATTGTAACTCACTTGTCCACTGTAAGTTCCGTGTCCATGATTTTTCACATAGAATCTATTTCCATAACAAATCTCATACTCAGCAAACTGATTCAGTTTTGCTTCCATGTCTCTTCTGATATCAACATTTGTGATGTTAGAAGTGATTGACTCTTGACTATCGTCGATAATCTTTTGGAATTTACTATACTTGAACCTTGCACCAAATTTATTGAGTTCGGTTGAATCCGAATAATTTACAATATTTTCAGAAATAATCGTTTTTAGATTTGCAGCACTAGATGCTAAGTTTGTATTATAATAAACACTTGAATTAGTTTCAATGTAGAGATATTTTAGATCAACAATTTCAGGAACAATACCTGCAACACTATACTGCTTTAATGCTGACTGAATGTTTTGCTTAATGGCAGAAGAAAGAAACACACCATTATATGGTTTGATGCTAATGAATACTTTACCATATGCAGGAGGTGAAAGGTCTTCACCACCAAAGGCAGAAACTGATTCTGTCTCAGCATAGATGTTTGGAACAATTGCCTCGTAGTCAGATGCTGTTACTGCTCTATTCTGAGAAGCATAGATTTGAGTAGCATACTTCTTGACAGAATTTACAGATTCAATTGCCTTACCGCCGTAAGATGATTGGTTAGTAGTAACAATTGAGATACCGTTTGTTACTACCGATCCATTGTTACTAACTAATGAACCAGAGAAAGAGAAGTTAGCAAGATTATTGCCACTCTCACCACTAGTGACAATATAATTTGCAACGATTACATTGGGTTCTTCAGGTTTGATACCAAACACACCGTCACCGAACAAGAGTTCATATCTCTCGTCAGAGATCTCTTGGAGGAAGTATACGGGCGATGTAGCGGTGATATCGAACAAACTATCGGACTGTCTGTATTTTCTCTGAACCGATGATGTTGCCGATTCTCTTACTGTAACATTGATCAGTGAAGTATCAATGCCACCATTACCTAAGATATATTTTTGATCTGGTGTTCTAGAACTTACTGTAAATGACTGTTGAACAAATGTCCCTTCATAGACATCAATATCATTAAAGTATGCAGTCCCTGTAGAATCAACTGGAACTGTAATGTCTGATGGGATTGAAAATGTATAACTTGTATTACCAAATGTATTGGATGTAGTCAGAACTAATCCCGCCTGCAAAGTAACGGTAACTGCAGTTGTATTTGATACATCTACAGAGAATGAAATATTTGCTACTGCTGCTTTTCTGGATCTAGGGACATAACCAATATTCCTTGCAAGAGAAACTACATTCTCTCTCAAGGTAGCACTATCAATAAACACCTCATTCGTCACCATGTTGGCGTTGTATGAAGTGATATATGTGTTATATGCTAACAGATCAATAATGGTGGAAAGATTAGACCCTTCATAATCATAGTCAGTAAAGTTTGAATTCGTCTTCAGGTAATCCTGAATAGAAGTCTTTATCTGATCAAAGTCTAAGTTGCTAAAATTGACTAAAGGCATTTACCTAGTGGGTTGCAATGCGAATGTGAGTTGTTGTGCAGGAACTTCAACACCAATAATACGATATTGAATTCTTACATTCATAGCATTCTCATCTGGATTACCAGTAACATTAACATCAATCAATGAAACTCTCGGTTCGTAACTTTCAATAACTTGAACGATTTCATCACGAAGAACAGATGCAGTAATGGTATCAATATTTTCAAAGAGAAGACCATTAACACCCGACCCTAAAGTTGGTGCAAATGGTCTCTCTCCTCGTTGAGTCATTACCAGATTGCGGAGTGACCTGGCAATGGCACTTTCATTCTTTAAGGCAATCAAATCGAAGTTCAGCGGATTGACCTGAAAAGAGGCACTAATGTCCTTAAAACCTTTACTGACTCTTTGTACAGGCACAGTAATATACAAGAATACTTGAAGTTATTTATTACACTAAAACTCATTTAATGGAATGGGTTCCGTGCCATACTCCCAGTCATCATAATCTTGATCATTGCGAATTCTTTCATGCAGTTCTGATTGCTTCTTCAAGTCATGCTTCTTTGGAGTGAGACTATCATTTGCAATCTCACGAAGCATTTCTTGCTTTGGTTCTGGATTTGACCAATAATCTGTAATCAAACTAGTTGTCCCCCATGTTTCTTTCATATAATTTGCATTCCTATCTGGGTTTGGGTTGTTAGCCATCTGTTGGTTCCTGATTAGGTTGAACAGAACTTTTTAAGGGGTTGCTATCCCTTTCTTTTGCTGTCTTCCAAAAATACTCATCCTCATTACCCATGCCAAGTCTATCATATCCACATTCTACTTGATAATACTGTGTAGATACCTTAAAGTCTGGCATCTTTGGTTCCTTTGGTGTCAGACTATTGTCATAGATTCTAAGTCTATTATTAGGATACAGACAATATTGTCCATTCTCCAGTTCAATTAGATTATGTGACTTGTGTTCTGAAGGGTTCTCACTGGTTGCCCAGTCCACATAATCAGGGTCATGATGGTAATTATCAATAGTACAAACATATGTACCCATCATAGTACCATAATCTCTTGTGTATGCTTCGAAGTCCATACTACCAATGAACTTCTTATCAATACTAACCACACCATAATCCATACAGTTCCAAAACTGTAGGTTAGGTAGATTCATATCAGGATCAGGTATCTCAGGTCTACTCAAGAATGCACTGATAGGCAACTTATCATACATTGCACCATACTCTGGTAGATAAGTCTCAAAGTAGAATGCACGCCCTGGAATACTCTTACAAGACACCCAGACACCCCTTACAAACTCCCCATGACCACTTTGGTGATCAGTAAGATATTCTTTCCTAACCCACACTTCTTGTGATGGTAAATTAGTAATTAGACAAGACATAAAATTCAGAATTCTTTTCCCTATCTATAAAAAAAGAGGGTCCTAAGACCCCCCTCATATCATTTACCTTGACCACGATAACGCTTACGCTTCTTATTGCGACTAGTTGCTGCATATTTTGTATGAGACCCACAACCCTGACGGGTCTTCTTGGGTTTCGATTCAATCAGATTACCACTGAGAGAGGGACGCTTTGCCATAATAAATCTCCTTTAATATGTATTAGATAACACGAGTTTTTTCATGTCCCACACGAATGCGGGGATCACACCAGATTTCATAACCTGCTTCAATTGCATCAAGACAGAATGAGACATCCTCACCGCACATATCCTGAACAGCACCAGATTCAAAGACTTGCATCTTAGGAGCAAACCAAGGATACTTGATCTTCTCATCTTCAAATACACCATTCTTGATCAGGACCCAACCGAAACCAGTGTAGTCAACAGTAAATGGCTTCTTACGCTTTTGAATGCCATCAACCATTTCGTGATTCATGACACCACCATTGCCACGGAAGTCATCTTCATCCAACCAGTGTGCAACAGATGTAGTACGTCCATCTTCAGTGGAATACCAACCAGCACTGATAGGACGCTCTTTGGTCTCATCAACATTACCTTCCTCATCAATTGCTTCAGCAGGAAGTGCCATGTCACACAGTTGCCAGAACTTCTCAGTGTTGAAGATGATGTCACTATCAATCCACAGTTGATAGTCATAAGGCAGTTTACCATCCCAGGGTTTCTGATCAGGTCCACGCAATACATTTGCACCAAGACACTTACAACGTGCAAAGTTCACCATCGAACTATAATCTTGAGAGATCTGAATACTCATATTATTCTGTACCAAATCAAAGCACAGTTGCACAAAGTTCTTCAAAAATGCATATGAACATCCACGTCCAGGAAGACAAAATACAATTGCCTTTCCTCGCATACGTTCCTTAATAGCATCATAGTCCCACTCTTGCTTTTGTTGTGTAGGTGGTTTGGATGCTTTGACTGTAAAACCTTTAGCCATGAATTAGAATCACTCCATTTCAGTGAATATTATATGTGAATATTTAGAGACTGTCAAGGAACCTCTAAATAAGGAAACCACCACTTTGAAGAATACAATGACAGCAGTATCATATAATAGATGGGTTGAAGCACAGAATCAAGAATTTGTAGAATATACAGATCATGACATTCCTCGTAGACGCAGAGGAAAAGGTATCATCTTTAGATACTTGGGTATTAACTTTGAAGAAGGATGGGATAATAAAACTATTGTAGAAGTAGCAGCAGGTAGCACTCCTACACTTGGTTTCATTGAAGGTAATGCAACAAAGATTGCTATCGAGCCCCTAATGGCAC